ACTTTTTTCGAATTTGAAATGGAAAGAAAGATAAACACCAAAAAAAACGAAGGTTTATCTATTCATGCAAGTGAAATTAGAATGATGGATGAACTACTTTCTTCTCTAAATTTATATATGACTTACATGGGAAAGGAAAGTAACGCCTATAATTTGTGTTTGGATTTGAAAAAACAGATTGAAGAAAACAAAAAGCAAACTCAAGAGTATATGGAGTTAATATGATTGAGCATTTTGAAAAGTTTGATTTGTTGCCTTTATCTTTCTCACATCTTAATGAGTTTGCGTTTTACCGGGAGCGGTGGGCACTCAGGCGAATATTTGGCTATGAGTTTCCAACCAGTGCTTCAGCGGTCAGAGGTCAAGCAGTTGAGTCTGGTATAAATATGGTGCTTAATGGTTTATCCCTAGAGGAAGCAACAGAAAAAATGATTGATGAATTTGATGTTAATTGCTCTAGAATAAATGACCCTAAAACGGAAGAAGAAAGAAACAATCTCGTGCCTTTATTAAATTTAGGTACTAAAGAGTTTCAGAGATATGCTTTCACTTGGGATTTATTAACCTATCAAAAAAAAGTAGAGTTAGAGATTGATAAGATACCTTTTGTTGGTTATACCGATTTTCATTTTGAGGATAAGAAAACTAAAGAGGATTTTTACATAGACCTTAAAACCTCTAAAAGCCTTCCACAAAGGATTAGTATATCTCATGCGATGCAACAATCTATTTATCAACAAGCAACAAACTCACGGCAAATTTTGTGGTACTTAAAAAACCCTACAAAAACTAAAGATTCAGAGTTTATTTCGTTGTCACTTGATGACTACTCTGAGCCAATGCGGATATGTCAGCATATTCTTAAGGTAATGGGTAATTATCTTAAAACTGTTAATAATAAAGATGATGTCAGGAATAGTTTAGTTCCCAATCCAGATAATTGGATATGGAAAGAACAAACTGTTTTATCGGCAAGAAAAGAGGTTTGGGGATACTAAACCAAAAAACCCCTTTGGGTTTCGGCTCAGAGGGGTATAATGAAAAAATTGGAGTTCAATATGATTATTCACGAAAACAGTAAACCAAAAGAAAAATTAAAAGCTTGGTATTTATTTACCGAAGATTTCGTTGCAGGCACCCAAAACCTTACTAATGAAGAGGTGGGAGTATATATTAGGCTTCTTTGTTTTAATTGGAACAAAAGGTGCAAGGGATTGCCAAGTCATAATATGGAGCTTTATCGCATAGCTAATTGTTTTACAGATGAAGAAAAACAAGCATGTAACAAAATTATTGAAGAGTTTTTTGTTTATGTAAATGGGCACTATCAAAACGAAAGACAGCTTCAAGAATATCTTTATATATCAAGGAGAATGGAAGCTTCAAAAGAAAATGGTAGACTAGGCGGTAGACCCAAAAAACCTAGAGAAAACCTAGAAGAAACCCCCCATACCCCTACCCCTACCCCTAGATCAACCAAAGTAAGATATGAGCCTTTATTTCTTAAATTTTGGGAGAAGATAACTAACAAGGTCAGTAAAGGGACAGCAGAAAAAAATTACATAAAGTTAGAAAAAGAATGGTTAGAAAAACCAGAAGAACTAGCAGAATTGTATAATAAGTACTACAAATCTGTAGAAGATAAACAATTTGCTAAACAACCTGCTTTTTGGCTATCAGCTAAAAAATATGAAGATGAACAACCTAAGGCACAAAGTACAGAAAAGGTTGATTTGTACCCCCTCAGATTGAAAGAATATAAAAAGGTTGTAGCAGAAAAAATGTCTAGAAATTATGTTTCTCAACAAGCTTTACAGCATATCGAGGAGGTGCAGAGAGCTATCAAAGAGGGAGAGTTTTCTAAAGATGAAGCTGAATTATATCTAGACTTGAGAGGATGGCTATAATGCTTGAGGTTATAACTTATACCATGTATCTCATTACCATAACAGACATTGAAACCGCCAATGTAGAGGTGCACCGCCTTGTGTTTGATAATAAACCAGAGTGTGTATCTTTAGCAAAAGCGATAAACCAAGAGCGTGATCCTATAGCAGATAAAAAAAACTGTCGTAGGGTCATTAACTATTATCCGGATTTACCATAATGAAAAATGATTTTGAAGCTTTAAAATTAGGATTAAAACTTGCAATAACAGCACCTAGCGATACAGATATGAAGAAAACAATGAAGTTAGTTTTTGCATTACAAAATAATCTATCAAAAGAGGAGATAGATTTAGCAAAAAAAGAAATAGAAAAGGAATTAGAAAATGAAAGTAGAAAATAAATTAATAGATGAACTTATTCCCTATCACAATAATCCTAGAAAAAATCAAGCGATAGATAAAGTTGCTAGTTCTATTAAAGAGTATGGTTTTCAACAGCCGATAGTTGTGGACAAAGATATGGTTGTCATCGTAGGTCATACAAGATTGTTAGGTGCAAAAAAATTAGGGTTAAAAGAAGTGCCCATAGTGGTGGCTGACTTAGGGGAAGCAAAAGCGAAAGCATACCGATTGGCAGATAATAGAGTAAATGAAGATTCAATGTGGGATAATAATCTTTTGCAAAATGAGTTAAACCAATTACTAGACTTTGAAATAGATTTAAACTTAACAGGCTTTACAAATGAAGAGTTAGACAGCATTTTTTCAAAAGAAGAAATAGAAATAACTGACCCTATAACTGAGCTTGATGACGAAAATCGTTCATTAAATGACGTAAAAATGATACAGTTATTTTATGACCCGGAGTCAGAGCAAACATTTAGAGAAATAATAGATCGGGTAAAAAATAAATATTCTTTGGATAATATTTCTGATGCTGTTCTTAAATGTGTAAAAAATGAAGGAGAAAAACTGTAATGAAATCTATTAAGTTAAAGCCAGTGATGTCTGAGGAGGAAGCTAACAACCTCATC